ACTATCGCCGGAGACACTTTTGACGCTCAAGCTACGTCAGCGATTTTGACAATCGATTCTACGATTAACACTTATCAGACACTTGACGGAAAAGCTTATTTTACTACCGATACACAGGGAACTTTTGCGGTCGAAATGCTAGCCGATTGGCCGGCCGGCGGTTCATTGTGTAATGCGTTATGGACGGCCGCAGATACCGCGCCAAATACACCGCTTCCGGTAGTTTTCACCGCCGCTTCCGGATCAGTTTTTAACTTCGATGTCCAACCAATTTTCCCAAGCGCAGGTGGAACCGCGCCGGACGCTCAAACCGTCTCGCTATCATTCACTTGCGTAACTACACCAACACTATAAACAAAAGGAGCCGGGAGCATGAAACTACCTATAACAATCGAGCACGTGGACGGATCTAGCGAAACCTATATCGTCCAACCGCCGGAGTGGGTTAAATGGGAAGCGAAAACTGGTTACACGATTTCGCAAGCTAGCGAGAAAATGGGAATCTCGGATTTTCTTTTCTTAGCTTATAACTCAATGAAACGTAACGCCGGCGGGAAAGCGGTTAAGCCGCTCGAAGTTTGGACGGAGACAGTAGCCGACGTTCAAGTGGGAGAGGCAGACCCAAAAGCTACAAGCGAGGAAGCCTAAGCCGGCTTATAGTAGAACTCGCTTTAGCTACTCATATCCCGTTTAAAGAATGGGAGACGTCGGAGCAGATTTACACGGCACTAGAGATTTTGGAGAGTAAAAATGGCAAGTGAAGCAATCGCTTACGATAAAGGCGATCTTCGGGCTATCACTCGCGCTTTTAAAGCCATGGACGATGAAGCTATCGCTCAAGCTAAAAAACAATCCGGAGATTTAGCCGAATACGTTCAAAAGAAAATCCAAGGTAAATCCGAATCTCTTAGATCTCGTAAGGTAGCCGGAAGAATTACCCAAGGCTCAAGGGTTGTTAAATCTTCTAAAATTGGAGAATTATCTTTCGGTTTTGCGTCGCAAAAATTTAGCGGCGGGGCTACTACTCAAATGCTATGGGGCGGTTCGGAATTCGGATCCAATACTTATAAACAATTCCCGGTTTGGTCAGGCTCTTTTGGCCGTGGATCTAAGGGTTATTTTATTTATCCAACTCTTCGAGAAGAACAGCCATATATCTTGGATCAATGGGAAAACGGCTTTAGCGAAATTATTAAGGAGTGGACATAATGGCAACCGGATCTAGAACCCTAAAGCTTTCCATTCTCGGAGATGTATCAAATTTAAATAAATCTTTAAAATCTGCGGACGCGGACGTTTCAAGTTTTAGCGACAAGATTACAAAATTTGGCAAGATAGCCGCCGCCGGTTTCCTAGTAGCCGGAGCCGCGGCTACTAAATTTGCCGTGGACGCGGTAAAAAATGCCGCCGCCGATGAAGCCGCACAAAGAACCCTAGCTAAAACTATCGAAAACACTACCGGAGCTACGAGAGATCAAATTAGCGCGGTTGAAGATTGGATTACTACTACTTCTCTAGCTAAAGGCGTTACCGATGACGTAATTCGTCCGGCTTTTGCTAGACTGACACGATCTACTAAAGACGTAGAAGAGAGCCAAAAATTATTAAATCTTGCGTTAGATATTTCAAGCGCAACAGGTAAGCCGTTAGAAGCTATCGCTAATAGCTTAGGAAAAGCTTATGACGGAAACACAAACGCTCTTGGAAAACTTGGCCTTGGATTAGACGCAAGTATTCTAAAAAGTAAAGATTTCGACGCGGTTTATACTTCTCTTCGCGGAACTTTTAAAGGCTTCGCAGATCAAGAAGCTAATACGTTTGAAGGTAAATTACGACGTCTTCAAATCGCTTTTGATGAAGGTAAGGAAACCGTCGGATCTTATATTCTGACGGCCATTACTCCCCTAGTTACTTTAACCGTAAATAAGTTAATCCCGGCTCTTCAAGATATATCGGAGAAAATTGGTAAGGCAGTTCAGCCGGCTTTTGAAAAAATTCAAGGTTTTATAAAGAGCTTCGTAATCCCAATTTTTGGAGCTTTAAAAGACGCTTTCAATACAGTAAGAGACGCTTTCGTGGAAAACGGCGATAAACTTAAACCTTTAATAGATCTCTTTGAAGATTTATATGAGTTTATAAGTAAGTATGTAGTGCCGATTATTAAAGTTACTTTAGTAGGAGCAATTAAAGCCGCCGGCCAAGCTATCGGGTTAGTGCTTGATTTTATATCTCCAATAATTGAAAAGATAACCGAAGGAATCCGCTCTACGGTAAATTTAGCCATTGACGCAATAAACGTATTAATAAGGGGCTATAATTTTGCTAATAACTTAGTAGGCGGTAGAGATGTTAAGTTATTGGATAAATTAGGCGTTGGATCATCTTCCGGAAGCACTTCCGATTTTAGCCGTAGCTCTAGCAAGATAAACACAACCTTCTCAACAGGTTCAAGTGGCACTAATTCAAGCGGCGCGGGCGCGGGTGGCGGCGGTTCAAGCGCGGTAGGTAGTTCTTTTGCAGGTGCCATAAGTAATATAGATAAGCTTCAAAAAGATGTAGATAAAAATTTTTCGGCGGCGAATAAAGCTTTAGAAGCGGCCAACGCGGCAAACGCAAGAGCCGAGGCGTTTTTCCCACCTAGCGCGGCGGATTTAAATTACCGAGACAGCTTCCGAACTAGCCCTATGAATACCTATAACGTAACCGTGAACGGAGCGTTAGACGCAGAATCAACGGCTCGCCAAATAGTAACAATTCTTAATGATTCCCAAGCTAGAGGAACTTTAGGAGCTTCCGGGCTTGTAGGAGCGGTTAGCTTCTAATGTCGCAATTCTCTCCCGTATGGCGGTTAAAAATTGATTCCGTCGAATACACGAATCTTATCCTTTCCAATCTCACCATAACTTCCGGCCGAACTGATATTTATCAACAACCGATAGCCGGTTATGTAAATCTCACCGTTATAAACCTAGATCAATCTAATTTACCGTTTAACGTGAGTCAGAGCGTATCTATTGAATTAGAAGATTCGACCGGGACATTCGTCCCAATTTTTGGCGGCACAATTTCGGATCTAGAATTAAGTATTGCTCAAATAGGAAACGTAGGATATTCGCAGAGTTACCGCATTACGGCTTTAGGAGCTCTTGCCAAGCTTCCAAAAACTTTATTCAATTTAGCTTTAAATCAAGATTTCGACGGGGATCAAATTTACGAAATTTTAAGGGAGACTTTATTTAGCCAATGGGGACAGGTGCCGGCGGCTTTAACTTGGGCAACTTATGATCCCGCCGTAACTTGGGCTAATGCGGAAAATAGCGGCTTAGGAGAAGTAGATCGCCCGGGCAATTATTTAATGATTAATCGCGGAGCCGATCCGGTGGACGCCTATTCTTTAGCTTCTCAAATAGCTTTATCAGGCCTCGGGTATTTATACGAATCAGCGACAGGCCAAATCGGATACGCCGATTCAACTCACCGAACAGAATATCTTTCCGCTAATGGCTACGTAAATTTAAGTGCGGGACAAGCTAGAGCCGCCGGCCTTATGATTCGAACCCGAGCCGGAGACGTTCGAAACGATGTAACGATTCAATATGGAAATAACGCGGCTAGCTCGGTGGACGTTAGAGACGAACAATCAATCGGACTTTATGGATCACTTGCGCAAGTATTTACAACTTATTTAAAAAACACCGGAGACGCGGAAGATCAAGCCGACTTTTATTTAGAGCTTAGAGCCTATCCAAGAGCCGTTTTCGATTCCATTACTTATGATCTTACGAACGCTCAAATTGACGATTCCGATAGAGATTCACTCATAAATGTTTTTATGGGTATGCCGGTAAATATCTCAAACCTTCCGTTAAATATGAACTCGGGAGATTTCCTAGGGTTCGTCGAAGGTTGGACACTCCAAGCCGGGTATAACGAGCTTTCCATTCAATTATTCGTATCTCCAATATCCTTTAGCCTTCAAGCTATGCGCTGGAATAGCGTTCCGGTAGTGGAGTTATGGAGCACAGTTAATCCGTTACTAACTTGGGAAAATGCGACAATAGTCGCGTAAGGAGAAAAA